ACTGCTTCTGTTGTTGAAACCGTTGAAGAAGTTAAAACAACGGCTAAGAAGACTAGACGTAAACTATCGCAATGGCAACGTTACATTAAGAACAGAGCTAACCACATCAAGTTCAAAAGAGGAAACAAAAAAGGAAGACTAGATTTAGCAGCTATGTCTAAAGCATTCAAGAGGTCTAAGAAATGAATCCTATTCTTCTGAATCGTTTAGGACTACTTCCTCAACCTAAAAAAGCAAAACCTAAGAAAAAAGGGGGTAAAAAATAATGGATAGACAACTGACTGTAGAATTTCCATGGTTATCACTTGTAGCAGGTGGTCCGCCAGCAGCACCAGTATGGGTTAATAATCCAGCAACCGATAGTAGACAACTAAGCGCACAAGCTTACGTTCAAGAAATGAAACTAGATCTATCTGGTTATGTCCAATCTGATTTAACTGTAGGTTTTAGACGTTCTTTTGAACAACTTGGTGGTGCAAATAGTATTTTTTGGGAAACTTATGATGTTAATAATGATGCAATAACAGAAACTGTAATAATTTCTAGTGTTCCATTTAATGATGCTCAACTACAAGCTGCCATTCTTAGTTCTCCAGGGTTTATACCATATCAATTTGTAGGAATCGATTTTGGTAATTTTAACAGAACACATATTATTCACGGAACTTATGACGTAATGTACGCAAATAGTACAATCGGTGCTGGAGCTTTTACAGCAAAAGGAAATGCTGTTCTTATGTCAGTTCAATCAAATGACTTTTCTAGCTTAGAACCTACTGCTGCTGATTGTCTTTATTGTTACAGGGTCTTTTTACTGCCAGCACCAGGAACTGAAGAAGGCGGTGTTTCTCAATTATCTTTGGGACCAAAGCGAGTTATATTAGACGCATTTACTGTAGAAGAACCCGACTTAGAGTACATGATGAGACTAAAGAGATCATACGAACTTGCTAACCAGGTTTGATAGCAATGGTGTCTCCAGTATTACAACGTCCTATTAGTGAACTTACTAGACGTTACGCAGAAGTTAGCAAAGAAGGTAGAGATAAAAGACGTAAGGCTAGGAAAGAAAGAGGCCAAGAAGTTAGAGATTTTTATAGAGAAGCTTACGAATGGTTAGCAAATGAAACCGTACCAGAGGTCACAGGTCCATTAGTTGTTGCTTTACGGTTAGCGCCGCGTGTAGTTGCTCCTGTTTATTTGGGTGCTAAGTTAGGAAAACTGGTTGGTACTGCTGGTGCCCAGGGTAAGTTTGGTTCTGGACCAGGTGTTGGACTTGTACGTACAGAAGAAATAGCAGAGTACGAACGTTCAGCTCTAGGTAGTTCAAGAATTATTTAGATCAACGTAACAAATGTCACATATCCATAATTGTGGATAACGTCTGTCAGTAGTTCTCCACAGATGGTAGTCAAAGACTTCACCAGTGAAACCACATATTGCGCACGTACACATCATGCTTGAACCCACTTCCCTTCCATCTGCAGATTACAGGTTGTGCAATGTACACCAAAGCGCGGTACAGTTTCAGACTTTCTAACGTACTCTGGATGATCTGGACACCACATGTGATATTCAACCTTGAAAGTATTACGTTCGTCAAGCTCTATCAGCTTAGATCTAACCCATTTACTAAAGTTAGGTAATTGTGAAGCAATCTCAAACGACGTTGGACATAAATTTACCATCTTATGACGCTTCAATAGACCACATCCTTATCATTTACCTTAGTTTTACAGATATAACATATCTTCCAAGGTCTAGTTTTACCGCATTTTTTACATGGTTTTCTTATTATGTAACCTTCCATGATATTATCTCAGATGGTTTTTGTATATATATACGACTGTCTTAAGCGACTTACATAGTAAAATAGTATGGCTAGTTAGAAACGGGTGGAGGAGGGGAAGTGGTGGTAATAAGTACGTCCACACTTTTTGTCTGATTTAGAAGATTGAAGTGATGTTTATAGGCGGTCGGCAGCCCCAAGTAAGTATGGCGACAGCAAAAACAGGCAGTTTTTATTTGACAGAAACAATAACAATACCAGCAGCAAGTGTAGCAGGTACCAGAGTACAAGGCGTAATTGATTTGGGTGCATACGTAAATGTTGCAACTTCTCAAGCAATCGCTATCGAATCAGTCGATTTCGTTTTTCAAGGCGGCACTGATCTAGCTAGCGATGTTATTGTTATGCTTGCTGCTAATGGCGGACTTACTACACAATTAACGGATTTAAACCCTGGATCAGTGTTTGTTAGAGCAGACAATCAAAGTCTAATTTCAAGTGGCTGTCTAAACATTGACAAAACTAACGGAGTAGCTTCCCATTCTTCTGACTTCTATCCAGATAACTTTGGTCCTGCCAATTTGTCTGAAGCATTTATGGTTGTTAATGACAGTTTGTATTTTGTAGCTGGTAATGACTCAGCTGATACGTTTGCTCAACTTTCCATAACTGCACGTATTCGCTGTAGAGTTGCTAAACTATCTAGCAAAGACTGGATGGCAATTGCAATACAATCGACCGCAAGCGACAACTGAGGTTGATACCTTGGTTAAGATTGAGGGGACTCTAAATGAACTTAGAGCATTACTTGGCGATGCTGAGCGCGCTACTGCTTCTGTTGTTGAAACCGTTGAAGAAGTTAAAACAACGGC